AGAGAACTAGGAGAATACTTTACATTTGAAGTGCCTGGTTTTAAGTTTATGCCACAATATAGAAACAGAGTATGGGACGGTAAGATAAGATTATATTCATATCAGACTGGCCAAATATATGTTGGTCTATATCCATACATTTGTGATTGGTGCGAAAAGAATGATGTACATATAGTTGATGGCACAAAGATTAAAGATACAAAGATTGATGAAAAACAATTAGATGGTTTCGTAAAGGCATTAAAGATACCTTTCGAAGTGAGAGACTACCAACTAGAGGCTTTTAAACATGGTATTAAAAGAAATAGATGTTTATTATTATCTCCAACTGCCTCTGGTAAATCTCTCATTGTTTATATGTTGGTACGATTTTTCTCTATTAAGTTAAAAGAGGCAAAAAATAACAAAATTTTGATAATCGTACCGACTACCTCATTGGTTGAACAGTTAACAAAAGACTTCAAAGACTATGGGTGGAATATCAATAATGTTCATAAGATATATCAAGGTCACGATAAAGAAACAAATAAAAAAGTTGTTATATCTACATGGCAATCAATCTATAATCTACCTAAAAAATGGTTTGCACAGTTTGGTTGTGTAATAGGTGATGAAGCACACTTATTTAAAGCAGTATCATTAACTAAAATTATGAGTAAATTAGTTAAGTGTCCTCATAGAATAGGCCTTACAGGTACATTGGATGGTACTAAAACACACAAGTTAGTATTAGAAGGACTTTTTGGTTCTGTTAATAAAGTAGTATCTACAACTGAACTACAAGAAAAGAAACAGTTGGCCGCCTTACAAATATTCTGTCTTGTATTAAAACATGGTAAAGATGAAAGGCAACATTGTCATGGTATGAGTTATCAAGAAGAGATGGATTACATAGTACAAAGTGACAAAAGAAATAAATATATAAGAAACTTATGTGCTAATTTAAATGGCAACTCGTTATGTTTGTTTCAGTATGTAGAAAAACATGGTAATGAGTTATATGAAATGATAAAGAAAAAGGCACCAGAGAAACAGGTGTTTTATGTACACGGAGGAGTAAACACGGATGAAAGAGAACAAATTAGGGAAATTACCGAAAAAGGTGACAACGCTATTATCGTTGCGTCTTACGGAACTTTCTCAACAGGTATTAATATTCGAAACTTACATAATATTGTCTTTGCTAGTCCTAGTAAAAGTAGGATAAGAAATCTACAATCTATTGGTAGAGGATTAAGACTTAAAGATAACAATAGTCATGCTACTTTGTATGACATATCAGACGATTTAACTTATAACGAAAAAGAGAATTATACTCTAGCCCATTTCCGAGAAAGGATAAATATATACAATGAAGAACAATTTGATTATCAAATCCATAATGTGGAGTTAAATAACCATGCACATAAATAAAGACGAAATAAAGATTGTAAAGTTGGTGTCTGGTGAAGATGTTATCTGTAAAATAACTAAAGGTAAATCACAGTTGCCAGATAATGCTCCCCTAATAAGATTAGAGAAACCACTATTAATTAAATATGTACCTCAAATCTCACCATACGGTATAAAAGACTATGTTGCTTTAACAAAGTGGACTGCTTACACACCGGATAAAATTATTACTATCCCTAAAGATAAGATAATGACCATTACAAATGCAAGTGATGAGATGACGGCCTCTTATTGGAAATTGGCGAGTGCCTACGATAACGCTCCTGCCGAGATTCCTCCGTCAATAAAAATGAAAGAAGATATTGAAAGAATGACCGAAGAAGATAATGAAGAATTCAATGAATTATTTGATGAACATAACGATAAGAGAACTATACACTAGCTTAAAGGTATATCTCTTAAAACGCTACACCGCTTATTATACGCAAAAAAATATTATTGTCAAGCGTAGGATTAGCTTAAATTGGCATTGACAATAAAACATTATTAATATATAATGATAACTAATTAAATGAGGATATTATGGCTGCAAAAAAAGAGCATTATGTCAACAACAAAGAATTCTTGGCCGCAATGGTTGAGTACAAAAAAGGTGTTGACAAGGCAAAGAAAAACAATCTAACAAAACCACCGGTTACGGACTATATTGGAGAGTGCTTTCTAAAGATAGCAAACCATCTATCATATAGACCTAACTTTATAAACTACACATACAGAGATGATATGATATCAGATGGTATTGAGAACTGTTTACAGTATCTTGATAACTTTGATGGTGAAAAATCAAACAATCCATTTGCTTATTTTACACAAATCATTTACTATGCATTTGTAAGAAGAATTCAAAAAGAAAAGAAACAAACTGTTATTAAACAAAGAATGATTGCAGAGGCCAACTATGATGATATGACCTTGCAACCAGGTGAAGACAGAGATTTTAAGAACCAGTTTACTGAATTCTTACAAAAAAACTTACCTTTAGAAGAAGATAAGTTGCCAGTTAAAAAGAAAAAGAAAGCGGCAAAAAAGAAATGATGATGACCCATGAAGTAATAGACAACTTCTTGGATGAATCCGAGTTTAAACCTTTACAAAGCCTTCTTATGAGTAAGAGTTTTGCATGGCATTATGAGAAAAAGGTAGTTGCAGTTAATTCCAGCATTGACAATCATAACATTTACATGTATCATATCATGTATGAAGACTTAAATCAAAACAGTCCTCATTTTAATTTATTAAGGCCAATCTTTCATAAGTTGAGATTAAAGGCATTATGTAGGGTAAAATGTAATTTTTATCCAGGCACATCTACACAAGTAGAACATGGTATGCATAAAGACTTTAACTTTCCTCACTATGGTGCATTGTTATCCATTAACACAAATAATGGTTACACAAAGTTAGAAGATGGAACTAAAGTAGATAGTGTGGCGAATAGAATGTTGTTGTTCGATTCCAGTAAACCACATACTTCAGCAACATGCACAGACCAACCAACAAGGATTAATATAAACATTAATTATTTTTAATATGAAGATAGCTTTATTGAATGACACTCACTTTGGGGCAAGGAACGATAGTCCTGCCTTTATGGAATATCAGAATAGATTTTACGACAATCTATTTTTTCCATACCTTATAGAAAACAATATAAAAACACTTATTCATTTAGGTGATGTTGTTGATAGAAGAAAATTTATCAACCACAAAACAGCATATAACTTTAAAAACAAATTTTGGGATAGACTAGAAGAACTAGGTATTGAAACACATATCATACTAGGCAACCATGACACATACTATAAGAATACAAATGAAATAAATGCAATACAAAATTTAAACATTACAAAAGACGCTAAAGTATATACAAAGGCAACAGATGTTAATATTGGTGGACTAGATATCTTATTCTTACCATGGATTTGTGATGATAATTATGATGACAGTATTCATGCTATAGATACTACCAATTCACAAATATGTATGGGGCATTTAGAAGTAAAAGGTTTTGAAATGCACAAAGGACATTTTAATGACCATGGTTTAGAAGGCAATCAATTCAAAAGATTTGAAAGAGTAATGTCTGGTCACTTTCACAAGAAGTCAGATGATGGTCGTATCTACTACCTAGGTACACAGTATGAAATGACATGGTCAGACTTTGGTTGTCCAAAAGGATTTCATATATTCGATACATCTAATAGAGAACTAGAACATATAAGAAACAAAGATGTTATATTTAAAAAAATTATATATGATGATACAAAAGAAGATTATCTATTTAAAGAAATAACAGAGTATGATAGTTGTTTTGTAAAACTATTTGTATCTCAAAAGACAAAGACCGATATGTACGATAGATTTATAGAAAGATTATATAATCAAATCAATCTACATGAACTACAAATTGTTGAAGATATGTCAGATATAAACTCCTCTGTAAGAGAAGATATACTTGACCAAGGAGAAGATACATTGACATTTTTAGGCAATTATATTGACCAAGTAGAAACAGATGTTGACAAACAAAAATTAAAAGCTTTTGCAAAAGAATTATATGTGGAGGCCAATGAATGATAGGTGAATATCCAGATAAACAAGTATTGAACTTTGGTCCTATTCTCTTTAAAACCAGAATAGAACAACACATACTAGAAAGATTAAGAAAAGAAGGTGACGAGATGGTTGCCGATAATGTTAGAAACTATGAAAAGAATTTGGCAGGCCATATAAAGAACCAACATAGATTTAGTGAAGAAACAATACAATGGTTTTTTCATAACACCATGCCTTACTTTAGAGATTATCAAACAGCATTTGAAAAGCATTGTGATAACATTAAAAGAGGTCAGTATTATTATAAAGCTTTATGGATTAACTATATGAAAGCCGGTGAATTTAATCCAGCACATGTACATACCGGCGATTTATCTTTTGCAATTTTTATAGATGTACCTGAAGCCATACATAAAGAATCCGTAAATCATAAAGCTGATAGTGCCAATCCTGGTCACATATCATTCTTTCATGGAGAAGATAATGATTATTCAATTAGTAGTATGGCGTTTGCACCTGTGACAGGTGACATGTTTATTTTTCCTGCTAAGTTAAGACATTTTGTGGCACCATTTAAAAGTGATGTGACTAGAATATCAGTAAGTGGTAACCTGGAGTTTAAATGATTGTATTCAAGAAAATTAAATATCAAAACTTTTTATCAAGTGGTAATATACCAATTGAAATAGAACTAGACAAAGCTTCTACCACATTAATTGTAGGAACAAATGGTAGTGGTAAGTCAACATTACTAGACGCCTTGTGTTTTGCATTATTCAATAAACCATTTAGAATAATTAAGAAAGAACAAATGGTAAATACAATTAATAATTCAGAGGCCATAGTAGAAGTAGAATTCATGGTTGGTACAAAGAACTATATTGTACGAAGAGGTATTAAACCAAACATTTTTGAAATTATGTGTGATGGTGAACAACTAAATCAAGACGCTAGTACAATAGATTATCAAAAATACCTAGAACAAAACATAATGAAACTGAATTACAGGTCATTTATTCAGGTGGTTATTTTAGGTTCTTCCTCATACGAACCGTTTATGAAGATGAAACCAAGATATCGAAGAGAAGTTGTTGAAGAGATACTTGATATTAGAGTTTTTGGCCTTATGGACCTAATTTTGCGTTCCCAACAGAGTGATTTACAAAAAAAGTTGACGGAGGTGAGGCACCAATGCGAGTTAATAAAGTCCAAGTATGAAACTGAAGCAAAGTATCTAAAGTCTATGGAACAGGCAGGTAATGACAACCAGACGGTAGCGCTAAAAAAGATAGAAGAAAATGAACAGAATAGACTAGATTATGAACAAAAACTACAAAAACTGAATGAAGAGATAGCCGTTAGTCAAAATGAACTAAAAGGTAAAGATGACACAACCTCCAAACTAAAAGAATTAGAAAAACTTGAAACAAAAATAGAACAAAATGTATCTACTCACAAGAAAACTTTAGACTTCTTTAAAGAGAATGATAATTGTCCTGTATGTACACAGAAAATAGATGAACATTTTAAAGGTGAAAAATGCGAAAGCGAACAAAATACAATTTCGAAGCTAGAAGGCGGACTACAACAGCTCGTAGAAGAAATCTCCAAACACGAACAAAAAGTATTTGCTTTCGACAAGGTTTCAAACAAGATATCCAATATGAACCTGGAGATTGCCAAAATAGGCTCATCGCTAGAGGCGTTGAAAAGTCATAGTGACCAAATACAATTAGATATATCAAATGCTTCTAAAAAGAATACAGACATTGAGGGTATCAAAAGAGACCTAGATGACCTATCTGCTGAACTTGGTGTTGCAGACGGACATTTGACAGATGTACAAGAAGAAAAAGATTATGTAGATGTGTTAAGAACAATACTTAATGACAAAGGTGCTAAAGCACAAATCATTCGTAAGTATGTTCCTATTATGAACAAACTTATTAACAAATATCTACAACAAATGGATTTCTTTGTATCATTTCATTTAGATGAAGAGTTTAATGAAACAGTAAAATCAAGATTTAGAGATACCTTTAACTATAATAATTTTAGTGAGGGTGAAAAGATGAGAATTGACCTTGCTTTACTATTTACTTGGCGTGATATTGCTAGAATGAAGAACAGTACAAACACCAATCTATTAATACTTGATGAAATATTTGATAGTAGTTTAGATGGCCAAGGTACAGATGACTTCTTTAAAATTATCAAAAGTTTAGAAAGAGAAAACATCTTTATTATATCTCACAAAGGTGATATTATGTTTGATAAGTTTTCTAACATTGTTAGATATGAAAAATATAAGAACTTTACGAGGTTGGTAAATGCTTAATTATAGGAGAATATATGACTGACACAATACCTGAACTCAAATTAGTACCACCTAGTGACCCTAGAGTACAATCAGCAATAGCACCTTATACAGATGAGGCATTGAAACAAGCTGGATTTGAAAGTAGAAAACAATTATCAGAGGCAATGTTTTTTGCAATGAGTAAATATGGTGGCATTGGCTTATCAGCAAATCAAGTAGGGTTACCTTTTAACATGTTTGTTTTTGGTGACCACCCACAATTAAATGATGGTATCAGAATGACTTGTTTCAATCCTACTATTATTAAATCAAGTGAAGAAACTATAATGATGAAAGAGGGTTGTTTAACTTATCCTTATTTGTTTTTAAATATTAAAAGACCAAGAAAAATTCTAGCAAAATATGAAGATGAGAATGGAGACACAAAAGAGGCTTCATTAGACGGAATGTTAAGTAGAATATATCAACATGAATATGACCACATGTTAGGCAGAAATTTTACAGAGTTAGTATCTAAATTTAAACTAGATATGGCTAGAAAAAAAGGTGCTAAACTTGTAAAGAGAGCGACACAGTATGCAAAAATTAAGAACGCTTAAAGATGGTAGAAAAGTACCTGAATTGAAAAAGGTAACCGAATTAAAAATCATTACTAAATGTCCAGAGAAGTGGTCTATTATAGATAACGAAACAGGCCAAGTGTATAATGCAACAGGTGACACCACACTATATAAACAATGGAAAATAAAATGAAGTATAAAGTAATAGATAACTTCCTACCAAAAGGGTATCACAATCATTTATTATCTTTGATGAATACAAATGAGGGTGCGTTTACTTGGAATGCAAAACAAAACATATCAATACAAGATATGCCAAGTGATAGTTTATATGACTTTGGTTTTAATCATGTGTTAGATAACAATTCTCCATTTCATATGTTGTTTTATCCTATGTTATTATCAGCATTAGATGTAGCAAAAAGTATGAATGAAAAGATAACTCACATAAAAAGAGCAAGAGCTGACATGACAACCTATACAGGTGGTAAAGAACATACACACCCAGCACATGTTGATTTTTTTGATTTAGAACACATTAGTTGTGTGTACTATGTAAATGATAGTGATGGTGACACAATACTATACAATGAATTATTTGATTTGACATTTCGTGGTGAAGACGCATATAACAAACGAGTAGCAAATCTAACAGAATTATATAGATGTTCGCCGAAGGCAAATAGAGCCTTCTTTTTTAATGGTTTAAATATGCATACAGGACAATCTCCTAGTAAAAATAAGACAAGAACCATAATAAATTCAAACTACGCTTGACAATTAAATAACTTTAGTATAGGATATACATTATGACTTATTCGTGGAAGAAAGGCATGTCTATTGACGACCAATGGCAAAGTTGGCAAGATAACAATCCTTTAGATAAAATAGAAGCACCTGATACAGATACATTAAGAGACGCTGTTGTAAAAGACTTATCTTATGTATCATCTATGGATGTAAAAGAATATACTTTGTATCAAAAATGGTGTGAAGTACATGACAAGTTTCCAACAGTAGAAGTAAATAGTTTCTTTGATGATAAACCTACTTTAAAAGACCAAAAGCAAGGTGCATTGTTAGAAGAGATTAAAAATAATTTCTGGTTGCCTACTGACCCCGAAGAATATATCGCATTACAACCCGAACTGTTATGGACTAACGGTGATGATTTAACATCTATCACAGGTGCAAATGGTCCAGCAATATGGAATGGTATGAGAACATTCTTATCTACCATGAAGAACAATAGTAATATTGGTAGAAATCTAAATTTTTTAATCAGAGATAAAGTTACCAAGAAATATCTTGGTGTCACATGTATGAGTAGTGACTTTTTAGACCTTACACCTAGAGATAATTATATTGGTTGGGATAGAATTAGAAAGACACAAAAGATGATTAATCATACTTGTATTGGTAGTACGATTGTACCTATACAACCTCTTGGTTATAACCTAGTGGGTGGTAAACTTCTAGCATTATTATGTTTATCTGATACAGTAGAAAAAACATGGGAACACCAATACAAAGATAAGTTAGTAGGTGTGACAACTACAAGTCTATATGGTAAGACAAAAGTAATACCATTGTCACAATATGATAGACTAAAAAACTGGAAGAAAATGGGTTGGACTGCTGGTTCAGTATCATATGAACCATTATTACCAACTAGAAAAATGATACAAGCATGGTTAATGAAAAACCACACATACAAATACTTTGAGTGGTATGTTGCAAAGAAAGATACAGGTCAACCACACAAAAGAGACCATAGAAATAGAAGTCACACATTTACATACAACCAATTAGGTATAGATAAGAAACTTATTAAGTCAGACCATGCCAGAGGCATATACTTTAGTGAGTTATTTACTAATACAAGAGAATTTTTACGAGAAGAACATACAGAGGTTGCATTAACTAGAAAATTTGACAATTCAGTAGAGGCATTGACTGAATTATGGAAGAACAAGTATGCCAAAAAGCGATTAGCTTCATTGAAGAAGCAAGATAGAGTTTCTACCGATACACATTTTTATGATGATATCATTTACATGAATTGGGAAGAAACAAAATCCAAATACCTTGAACAAGTAGGGAGATAACCATGATAGGGCAATTAGAATTCGAGCTTGGTGCTCAAACAAACGAAAGTAATAAATACAAACGAGTAAGCGACCTGGATATGTATCAAAAGGTAGCAAAAACAACGGCAATATATCCGAGAGAACAGGCCATTATCTATCCGACATTAGGATTGACCGGTGAAGCAGGTGAAGTAGCCAACAAAGTAAAGAAGATAATAAGAGATGGCACAGATAAGAATAATGAGGATATGGTTCAAGAGATATCCGCTGAGATTGGCGATTGCCTTTGGTATATCGCTGTATTGGCTGATGATATTGGTTTTAAGTTATCCGACATTGCAAACTCTAATTTAATTAAGTTAGAAAATCGTAAACAAAAAGGGACAATCCATGGTTCTGGCGACAACAGATGAGAGTTGTACTAGTCACAGGTGGTTTTGACCCTATTCATTCAGGACATATAGAATACCTAAAATGCGCCAAAGCATTAGGTGATATATTAATTGTAGGTTTAAATTCAGATAATTGGTTGGCAAGAAAGAAAGGAAAAGCTTTCTTACCAATCTATGAAAGAGAACAGATACTACAAAACATAAATTGTGTTGATAATGTGATATACTTTAATGATAATGACGACACAGCCATTGACGCCATCAAAAAAGTGCGAAGAATATGGCCTAAACCTCAAATCATATTTGCAAATGGTGGTGACCGTACCGAAGATAATATACCTGAACACGAAGCATTTAAAGATGACATTACAGTAAACTTTGAATACGGTGTTGGTGGTAATAAAACTAATTCATCAAGTACAATACTCAAAAAATGGTCTACCAATCACACGGAGAGACCATGGGGTTATTATAATGTACTACACAATGAGTTAGGTGTTGTAAAAACAAAAGAACTGGTAGTTATGCCTGGTGAAAGATTGTCTATGCAAAGACATGAAAATAGGTCAGAGCATTGGTTTATAGTATCAGGAGTTGCCACCGTCTATACATTAGATAGCTCGTCTGATATAGAGTTAAATGGTGAGTATAAAAAGTTTGATAGATTGCATATTGAACGAGGAGAATGGCACCAATTATGTAATGAAGAACATGTACCACTCAAAATTATCGAAATCCAGTATGGAACCAGCTGTATTGAAGACGATATTGAGAGAAAATAAGAAATTATTTTCAACTTTTTTTAACTTTTTTTGCGAAAACGCCGGTAACCCTTACCTGGTATAGAAAAAAAAATTAAAAAAAAAGCGCTAAAACGCTTGCCTTTTATGAAAAAGACCTGTAGGATGGTCACATAGAATGAAAAAGGACACTAACACTATGATAAATCTTGATGTAAAATCTAATCTAGCAAAACTAATTGCTACCGAAAACATTTCAATCCAACATAACAAAGTACAGACTGCTTCTTTTGATGTAAAGAACAGAGTGCTTACTTTACCTATCTTTAAAGAAAAGTCTGGTGATGTATATGATATGTTAATCGCCCACGAATGTGCTCATGCATTATTCACACCTTATAAAGAATGGGAAAACATTGACAATGCCGAGTTAAGGTCTTATGTTAATGTGTTAGAAGATACAAGAATTGATTTACTTATTCAAGATAAGTTTCCTGGTGTTGTTAGAAACTATGAAAATGGTTTCGATATATTAGAAAAAAAAGATTTCTTTGGTCTGTGGGGTAAAGACTTAAACAAAGACCTTATGATTATTGACAAGATTAATTTGAGGTCAAAATCATTACAAAGATTACCAATAGAATTTGACGCTGAAGGACAAGAATGGTTGACTAAAGTTGACGCTCTTAAAACCTTTGATGATGTTGTTGCTCTTGCTCAAGAGATGTTAGATTGGCAGAAAGAACAAGTTGAGCAAATGAAAAAATTGCCTGACTTCCATAAATTACCAATGGCACAAAATTATAATCAAGTTGATGAAGATGACTTTGATGATGAAGATGATAATGTTGGTTATGGTGCTGATGAGAATTCAGATGAACAAGATGAAAAAAATGACTTCAATAATTTTGGTGACCAAAAAGCAGATGATGAGAAAGATACTCAACAATCTGGTCCTACTGAACAATCAGATGAGAAAAAAGAAGAAGAAAAAGACCAAGGTGCTCCTACTCAACACAGTAAAGGTGCTGACGGTGGTGTAAAATCAGATACACCTTTGAAAGCAATTACAGATGAGAGTTTCAAAGAAAAATCTCACGAACTATTAGATGAAAAATCTCATGGTTATATCTATGGTAATATGCCAGAACCAAATCTAAAATCTATTATCACTCACAAAGAATTTCTTGATGACATGAAAAAATGTGCTAATGGTGGTAGTGAAAAGTATAATGAATGGTTAAAACAACATTTCAATAAATTCAAGAATGAAAACAAAAAAACTGTTTCATACCTTGTTAAAGAATTTGAGATGAAAAAAGCTGCAACTTCTTATGCTAGAGCAAGTCAAGACAAAACTGGTGTTATTGACCCATTAAAATTACCTAACTACAAATTTAGTGAAGACATATTTAAAAGAATGACAATCATACCTGATGGTAAGAACCACGGTTTTATTATGTTGCTTGATTGGTCTGGATCCATGAGTGATTGTCTAAAAAATACAATCGAACAATTATTAAATCTTGTTGAGTTTGTTAGAAAGGTAAACATACCTTTTGAAGTTTACTTCTTTACTAGTGAAAGAAGACATTTTGACGATAATCAAGGTGAACCATCATTTAATCATAAGAGTGGTGATTGGATGTTTGATAACTTTAATCTAGTAAACTGTATGTCACATAGACAAACAAAAAAACAATTAGATGAGACTATGATGTACATGTACCACATGGCAGAATATTACAATAGTAATTATGTTTATCATAGAGATTGGAATGATGATTTACAAATGGCTAGATATGATAGTTGGGGTATTCCTAGACAATACAATCTTGGTAATACACCACTTAATGAAGCATTAATATTTGCTGACAAGTTAGTACCAATGTTTATCAAAAAGTATGGTATTGAGAAGTTTACTTTTATTACACTTACAGATGGTGGCGCCAACTCTACAAGAGGCAAAATTAAAGGTGTTGAAAGTCACGATATGTATTCAGATGAGAATTACAGAAAAACACCTATCTACAAAATGGGTAAAAAGTCTCTTATCGGTAGTAGTTATAATCTAACACCAAAAATACTGACTGCTATAAAACAAAAATACAATGCCAATGTTATTGGTTTCTATATTATCAAAAGAGTTAGAAAGTGGGATATCGAAAAGTATATTGACGCTAAAGACTATTATGATAGAGAAAGAAAATATGTGGCTGCTAGAAAGCAGATGACTAAAGATAAAGCATTGGCTGTTAATGCTGATGGTTACAACAAGTTTTTTATCCTAGATGGTAAAAAAATGAAAGTTGAGAACTTTGATATGTCTGAAGCGAGTGTCAAGAAAGGTACTCCGTCAGAATTCAAAAGAATATTTGGTAAAGCAATGCAAGATAGATTGGTTTCCAGAGTTGTTCTTAACAAATTTATCGAAGAGGTTGCATAAAAATGCCAATTAATTTGATAAAAAGTGGGAATCCGTTACCTGGTAACGGAAATAAATGTGAAAAAAAGTGTATTATATGGTTGCCAAATGCAAAAAACACCTGTATAATATACCTATATTAAATAATGAAAAAGGACAAAAACACTATGCTAAATACAAAACAAAAAGAATTCATTAACTATGCCGTTAAAAAGTTTGGTTCAAATGAATTATCGACTTCTCAATTAAAAGAAGCAAATGCCAATTTTGGTTGCAAGTATGCGCCACAATGGTTAATCAAGAACTCTGACTACAAAGTTGGTAAGTCAATGTTCAAACTACCTACTGAAAACGAAGTTGTGTCCGGTGAGGCTGAAAAGATTTTGCCTGCCGTTGAACCAGAAAAGACTAATACTGAAGCCGCTTATGTTGTTTCATCATTAGTTGGTAACATTATCCCTAAAAAGGATCCTGTGTTCGTTTCATTTGGTAACTATCCAGATTTAAAATCAATTGTTAAATCTAATATGTTCTATCCTGTATTCATTACAGGTCTGTCTGGTAACGGTAAGACTATGGGTGTGACCCAAGCATGTGCCGAGGCAAAGAAAGAAATGATTAGGGTTAACATTACAATCGAAACAGATGAAGATGACCTTTTAGGTGGTTACAGACTTAAAGATGGTCAAACTGTTTGGCAAAATGGTCCTGTTATTGAGGCGATGGAGAGAGGTGCTATGTTGCTTCTTGACGAAATCGACCTTGCTTCTAACAAGATTATGTGTTTACAACCGATACTTGAAGGTTCAGGTGTCTATGTTAAAAAGATTAACAAGTTTGTAAAACCTGCCAATGGTTTCAATGTTGTTGCTACTGCCAATACAAAAGGTCAAGGTAGTGATGACGGTAAATTTATTGGTACCAATGTTCTTAACGAGGCGTTCCTTGAAAGGTTCCCTATTACTTTTGAACAGAAATATCCTACTGCTACTATTGAGGAGAAAATCCTTATCAATACACTAGGTGCTTCTACAAAAGATGATAAAGAATTTTGTAAGAAGTTGGTAACATGGGCTGATGTAATCAGAAAAACCTACTTTGACGGTGGTGTTGATGAGATTATATCAACTAGAAGATTAGTCCACATCATTCAGGCGTTCAAAATCTTTGGCAAAAAAGTAAAAGCCATTGAAGTTTGTACTAACAGATTTGATGATGACACAAAGAACTCGTTTATGGAGCTGTACACGAAAGTGGACGCTGGTGCTTCTGCTGAACAGATTGCTGAACAGCAGAGACAAGCAGACATAGCTTCACAAACAGGTGAGGGTGATGAATCCTCGGATGACGAAGATGTTATCTAATTCATCAAAACATAGTGTAAGTCCTTGGTGGGGGAGTAGTGTCCCCCACCTTTTTTCTTACACAGAAAGAGGTAAACAATAGTTATGAGTATAACTGTAACCGTTCGGAACGGTAATTTAGAACAAGCAATGCGTGTACTGAAACGAAAGGTACAGAAAGAGGGTATTGTAAAAGAGTTAAGAGAAAGAAGCTTTTATACAAAACCGTCAGAGAAAAAGCGTGAGGCTAAAAAACAAGGTATTAAGAATACCATTAAAAAGCAAAAGAAATTAGAACGGACTAGAGGATTTTAAAAAGTTTCCCATCGCCTGTGCTGATATATAAATATGATGTGGGGCAACTCGTAAGACCCCAGCGATGGAAGGGGTGACGCCAGAATTTGATGAAAATTCTTAATAGTCAGCAGTTGGTGGTCTGCTAATCAAAACCACCACTTATTCGGGCTCATTGGTCTTCGTAGCACTATGGTGATAGGCTTAGTAAGATAAGTTAGTATAATGAGGGTGAGACCTACCTCAGCCCACCAAAATTCTGGAAAGCGAGAGTGGAACAGAATGGAGTTTTTGGCATTTGCGCCTGGTTTTAACCTCTGAAAAACTTAAGCTGCGTGTTAATGTTTTGGTAGTTTTAAACACTAAAAAGAAAAACTACCACTTGAAATATGAGAAATAATAACTATATAAATATAACCGATACGCTCATTAGAGGTATCAAATTATAACTTGCTTAACAAAGGAGATTAATATGACCAATCACAAAGCAATTCATTCAATTTTTACTGGACTAAAACCGTTTACTGTCGGTTTTGATGACATGTTCGAACATTTCGATAGCATGACTAATCATCTACCACACTTGACAGCGAACAACTATCCACCATATAATATAGTAAAGACTGGTTCTTTAACATATAATATAGAAGTAGCATTAGCTGGATATAGTAAGAAAGATGTTTCAGTATCTTTTGAAGATAATATCTTGAAAATCGAAAGCGTAAAGAGTAAAGAAGAAAAAGAAGTTGAAGACAATGATGGTGTTTTACACCAAGGCATTGCTAAGAGAAGCTTCTCTAAATCATTTACTGTTGCTGACGATATTGAAGTTAAAGGTGCAGAATTAAAAGACGGACTTTTAAAGGTATCTTTAGAGAAGATTGTTCCAGACCATAAAAAAGCTAGAACAATTAGTATTAAATAAATGTTTTACGATTGGCGTCCTAGGCTTGACAATAGGACGCCTTTCTTATATAATGTACAACATGAACAAATGCGGAATTAGTTTAAAAGTAAAACACTTGGTTTCCAACCAGGAGAAATTTGGGCAGTACAAGTATTCCGCTCCATTTAAATTATGAAGGAGAACTATATAATGAACCTGAGCAAAAACACGGTAAGTGTTCTAAAGAACTTTGCCGATATCAACGAAAACATTTTGTTCAAACCCGGCAAAACTTTGTCGACCATCTCTAATCAAAAGAATGTATTAGCAGAGGCACAAGTCGAAGAAAGTTTTGAACAAGAGTTTGGCATTTACAAACTACCAGATTTTATCAGATGTCTTGAACTATTTGATAAAGCAGATTTACAATTCAATGGTGGCCAAAACCTAACTATCAAAGATAGTGCTGGTAAAGCTAAATTGAAATACATGTTTGCTGATAAATCTGTACTAACATCACCAACCAAAACAATAGCACTACCTGATAAAGAAGTCACATTGTCTTTGAAAAAAGAAGTGTTTGATAAACTTATGAGAGTAGCAGTTACCTTAAATCTACCTGATATTTCAATTGAAGGCGATGGTAAAACAATGCAATTTATCTGTCTTGATAAAAAGGATTCGTCTACCAACGATTACAAAATGGAAATTGGCGCAACAGATAAAGTATTCAAAGCTTACTTCAAGAAAGAAAACTTTAAGTTGATACCTGGTGACTATGATGTTGCTATATCTAAACAAAAGATTTCGCACTTTATTAATAGGTCTATGCCTATTCAATATTGGATTGCAGTAGAACCTGATAGCGAATTTTAATGCATATAGATAGGCCGTTTTCAACACCTATCTTTTATACGCAATTAGAAGACGAAAATCTGTTTGGTATTCAAGAAGAAATAGGTAAATCCTTACAAGGCTACGAGTGGACATTTAATGAAAACTGGCAATCTCATTGGGTTGCAGGTGATTTTGATAGTGATATCATATCAGAGTTGAATTTAGATAAGTTTGCTAAACACCTTGATACACAGATAAGAGTTGTCTGTGATGAGATAAACTTTCCATATGTGGAGTATAAAAGACAATCTTGGTTTACAAAACTAAATCAAAATAACTATGCTCATAAACACAATCATGGTATGTCCGATATATCGGGTGTCTATTACTTCAAAACAAACGGTGAAGAAGATGGTAATATAAAATTTCATACACCAACTATTCAATCATACTCATCTATATTTAAAGAGTATTGTTCCAAACCTTTTTACTATGAACCACATGTCGGCAAAATGTTGATGTTTCCAGGTTTTTTAGAACATAGTGTAGGTACAAATATAAATGATAATGAAAGAATAAGTATGTCATTCAATATTATCTTTAATAAATATATAATATGAAACAAGTGAGGATTAAATTATGTCAGACCATTTATGGGTTGAGAAGTATCGTCCTAAAACCATAGACGATTGTATCCTGTCAGAGGATATAAAAGAAACATTCAAAAGTTTCTTAAAACAAGAAGAACTACCTAATCTGTTATTATCTGGTACTGCCGGTACTGGTAAAACCACAGTTGCAAAAGCATTATGTGAACAATTAGGTGTTGACTATATTGTTATCAACGGTTCAGATGAAGGCCGTCAAATTGATACATTAAGACACAAGATTAAAAACTTTGCGTCTACCGTTTCTCTAACGGCAGAAGCAAACCACAAGGTGGTAATTATAGATGAGGCAGACTATATGAATGCCGAGTCCGTACAACCTGCTTTGAGGAACTTCATTGAGACTTTTTACAAGAATTGTAGGTTTATTTTTACCTGTAATTTCAAGAATAAGATAATAGAACCATTGCATAGTCGGTGTACTGTTGTTGATTTCAGAATTGTAAATGGTCAAAAAGTAAAATCTGCTAAGGCATTATTAAAAAGACTTGGTGATATTCTTACAAAAGAAGAAATCGAGTATGACAATAAAGTATTGGCAGAGTTAATTCAAAAACACTTTCCAGATTTTCGTAGAACTATTAATGAACTTCAAAGGTATTCAGTACGAGGTAAAATTGATAGTGGCATCCTATTCTCTATGTCTGAAACCAGTAGTAAAGAACTGGCAACGGCATTAAAGAACAAAGCATGGAACGATATGAGAAAATGGGTTGTACAAAACCTAGATAAAGAACCTGCTTCTTTATTTAAAAGTGTCTATGAACTATGCAGTAAGTCATTAGAACCTGCCTCGGTTCCACAATCTGTTCTAATCATAGCAGGTTACCAATACAAGGCAGCCTTTGTTGCAGACCAAGAAATCAATTTGATTGCTTGTTTAACAGAGATTATGGCTAGTTGTAAATTTAAAAAGTGATAATAAGCGGGTGTAGCTCAGTAGTAGAGCAATTCGTTGCCAACGAATAGGTCGCAGGTGCGAATCCTGTCACCCGCTCCAAAAAGGATTTGTTATGGAAAAAGGTATTGGTTATCTTTCTTATTGTAAAGACAGAATGAATGAGGGTTATCGTACTCAACAGACCAAAGATGGTAAAGGGTATGAACAGCGAGGTCAAGAACGATTTGTTTTATACTTTGCAAGAACTCATTTAAATGATGTAGAAACCGGTGTATTGTCAAGGTCTTATATGAAAGTAGGACAGGCAATGTATTTAAGTGCCGTGATGAGAACAAGAAACCAACCTGGTACCGATTTCAGATGTTATGCTGAAATAAGAGTACACACACTTCAACAAACCTTTGACGCAGAAGCCCTTGTAAAGAAACTATATAAGGATAGAAGAGTTAAATTAAGTCAGAACCAACAAGAGTTATATGATTTACGAGATGATGAATTATCAGAGGTCGTCTATAATATTGTTAACAAGTTAGGTTTTGAACCAATTGAGGTTAAATTTTATGTATGAATTAAAGGATTATTTAAGAGCAATAAATGAAACAAAAGAACCACTTTTAAATAGTGATGATGTGACATGGGAGAAGAAGTATTCTCCCTATATTATTAACAGGTGTCTATCAATGCATTACGATTGTATAGCAGCTGCTAATGAGATGAATGGGTTCCACTTTCTGGACAAAAAGGTACAATTTGATTTTTATATAAATAGTATCCGTAAGAAAAAGCGATTTGGTGGCAAATGGTTAAATCAAGCCAAGTTGAAAAATATAGAGTATGTTAAGGAGTATTATGGCTATAGTAATGAAAAAGCAAGAGAGGCTCTCACCATACTTTCGGATAAACAAATTGAATTAATAAGAATGTCCTTGGAAAAGGGTGGGAGAAAAAAATGAACGAAGAAGTTATAAGTTGGTCGCTAGATAGTATGTTAGAGGTCACCATTAAACAACCTGACGATTTTCTTAAAGTCAGAGAAACACTAACAAGAATTGGTGTTGCAAGTAGAAAAGATAAAACACTATATCAATCATGTCATATATTACACAAACAAGGTAAATATTACATCACACATTTCAAAGAGTTATTTGCTTTAGATGGCAAGAAGTCAACTCTAGTAGAAAACGATATACAAAGAAGAAATACAATTGCTCTATTATTAGAAGATTGGAACTTAATTGATATCTTAAAGAAAGACGCTGTAGAAAACAAAGCGCCACTATCACAAATTAAAGTTTTACCATTCAAAGAAAAGAAAGAGTGGAATCTAACTGCTAAATATAATATAGGCAAAAAACCAGAAGAGATGAGCGGCGAAAGTGTTAGTACCAAAGTTTAAAGATTTTTTATCGGAAGAAAAGGACCCTAAAGATTTTTTAAGGTTGCTTATCATTACAGATGAGCCAGAGGGTGCCAAAGAATTTCATACTGCCGATAGGTTACAAGAGGAATGTGATAAGTTAAAATATCCACATTACCTTTTCAAACTTACAGGTGGGTACACCACATATAATGATGGTGTCCGTAGATTTCATAATAAAGATGATAAAAAAGGTTTTGAAGTTGGTGCCATGACAGTTGCTATTGTTCGTGGTTCAGTTACCAGAAAAGATAGTTGGTTAGACTTTGTATCAATACTAGAAAGAGCAAATGCAACTCTAGTAAATCCAAGAACTACTATTAATATGTGTGCTGACAAATATAGAACAGCATTAAGACTTGCAGATTATGGTTTAACACAACCTATGACCAAGTTAATTAGTGACCCCGAAAAATCTAACGAACAAGTAGAAGAAGCTGGGTTTAAGTTTCCTCTTATAATGAAAACATTAAGAGGTAGTAAGGGTGTTGGTGTATTATTTGTTGACAGTCCAAAAGGATTAGATAGTATTGTACAGTTAATTCATAAACAAGATGAAGACGCTGACCTATTAATACAAGAATATATTAAAACAGAATATGATGTAAGGGTGCATGTATTAGGTGG